CCAGAACGCGGATGCAGTCTCCTGGCAAGCCGAACTGGTTTGCATAGCCGAATGTGGGAGCGTCTGACAGCTCCGCCAGGTCAGCCCTTTTGATCAGGCTGTTCCAGTTGTGCGATCTGAAAACGGCATCGCGCACTGTGTCATATCGTTGATTGATGATGCGCGCAGCTTTGCTGTCTTCTGTCAGCGAAATAATATTCGATGCGCCAAGCGTGTTCAACGCGGCGTTTGATATGTCAACAGCCGATGGCATCAGTTTCTCCTAGATTGGGGAGACGGGGCCAGCACCGTGCAGCCAGCCCCGTCCATGCAGATTAGTCGAGCGCGTAAAGCATCGTCACCTCGATGGTGCCGGTGCCGGCTGCGCCGCCCATTGTTGCGGTCACAATGTAACCGTCCTCGTTTGCATCAATCTCGATGCCCGAGCCGAGAGCCAGGGTTGCTGCGATATCGACCTTCTGTGCAGATGTCGATGCCGCTGCCGCCTTGAACTCGTCCGCATCTGCCGCGACCGCAGTACCAGCGCTATTGACATAGGCGGCGTGGCCTACAGATAGCGTGGTGCTAGAGCCGAGAGCATCATGGGCAAGTGAGCCGCTGATGATACGAGCGCCGTTGGGGAGCTTGAACATCTCGATGACATCGCCGCTTGCAAGCGAGGATGCCTCATAGACGCCATGAGCGATCCGCACACGGCCACCAATCTCATTGGTCTTACTGTTGACCACTGGATTTGCCAGCGCGTTAGTGCGCTGTGTGGAATATACCGTTGCCATATCACTTTACTCCTGACATGCGATCTCAACTACTTTCACTTCTTCCATCCGCGTCGCGGCGAAGCTGCTACAGTAGTAGACCTGGGTTGAATAGCTCTTATCGGCCCGTTCCTCTATGCGAGCGGTCGGTTCCTTTCCAAGAGCCATTTTTATTCCGTCTTGCGCCCAAGCGTAGACCAGACGGTTCGAGCTGCCATCGACCTTCAAGCGATTGCTCACGATGAAGGTGAATCCAACAAATTCAGATATTTGGCCGGTAGCCAAAGCTCTGACAGTGTTGAAATCGGCTGATGTTACAGTCGTGTTGTTCAACAGATCGCTGATCTGTTTTGGCGAGCAAACGATGTAACGCCGGATGGATGGATCGACACTCTGCTCATCGAGCTTCTGCTTTGCCTCGACCAGCTTGGCAATATTCAAGCCGGCAGAGCCATGTGCGATTTGCTGTGAGGCAGGAAGGGCGGTTGATGTTGCCCCTGTCTTGCCTGTCAGCGCAGTCGCATTGAAAGCCGCGATGATCTCGTCGTCCATTGCACGACCCATGGCAGCAGCAGCCGCCCTGGCGTAGGTGCTTGTCGGATCGATCAGCATTCTGATCTTGTCTTGATCGTCCACCAGGTCAGCATATTCAAAATCCTTGAGGCTGACGACCCGCCTAGCATGGGGTGTTTCCATGAGCGGGGTGTCCTGGTTGCGCGTAGTACGCTGGACGGCAGCAGCCGATCCAACTTGATCAAAGAAAGCTTTCTCACCGTTGATGGTTTCTACATCAACAGTGTTCCGCAACAGTGATCCCATCTGCTGCGAAAGCATTGTCACATTCGCTGAAAACTGGTTCACGAATGCGGTGGTGATTTGTGAAGACATCTCACAATCCTCTCACATTGGTTTCAGGGTGTTGCGCCTGGTTATCCCTTGCGGGGCCATAGCTTGCCGCTGACGGCGGCTAATCGGCCTGACACACAGGCTTGCTGCGACGGGGCCGAGGCTTATCCGTCTGTCCCTGTAGAGGGATATATGAATTCGTTCAGCTCGAGAACGCGGCGAACGAATGATGCGTGTTCTGGGTGCTGTGCATCCCAGTATGGTGTTCCTTGCGCTGTCAGGGTTGCAGCTTCGCGACGCGCCTCGTCGGGCGTCATCACATCCATCTTTGTTGCACCCTCGAGCGTATCTTCGCCGAGCTGGCCGGCAATCTGATCAAACAGCTTGATGACAAACGGGTGATCGCCAAGCGCCCTGCCGTCCGACAAAAGTATTTCATCAAACATCGGTATGTATGGCTTGCCGCTTTCCTGGTCGATTTCGGAGGGTATGCCCATGGCGATTGCAGCGCGCATGGCATTGTCCACCTTGTTATCGAATGCCACACCCCATTCCTGGCGCAGGTCCATCAGGCCGTCATAGGCAGCTTGCTCTGCATTCTCCTCAAACTGGCTGATCAACCCCTGGTCGGCTGATTGCATGTAACCGGCCATGGCCTGTGCCTGGCGAGCTGTGAGGCCGGCAGCATGCGCTGCCTCGGTAAACCCCGACATCTCGTCCTCATTAAACTCGATGCCGTCCAGCTCATAGCCGCTGGCCTCGACCGGCGCACCCAGCTTTTGCATGGCGGCGCGCCATTCGTCATCGGTCGCACTCGAGCCAGGGATTGCCAGCTTGTCAGCTCCGATCATGCGCTGCGCATGAACATAGCTTTTTGCCAGGCCACTAGCGTCGGTAAAATTTTGCAGCGACGGCTCGGCTCTCAAATCTTCGGGTAGGCTGTCCAGAAATCCGACAGGTTGCTCTTCGTTTTGAGGTCCGCTTTCATCAGGGATTGTCTCGTTCATTTAGTCCTCTACGGTTTCTTGCGCCTTCCGCTCTTCCATCATTGCCTTGATTGCCAATACGACACTGCGCTGCCCTTCTAGGAAGGCGCTGTAATGTGGATCGCCGCGCTCGAATGTCGTCACTGACAGATGAAATCTTTTTTCCAGATCGGCCAGGACCAGCTCGCCCTCCTCACTGGTGAAGCACTGGCGGTATGTCGCCAGCAGGTCATCTAGCGTCTTCATTGCTGATTATTGGCCTTAATGAAGGGTGCCAGGTTGTTTGCTATCTCGCTCTCCTGCATCTGCGCCTCGGCCTCTGCCTGGGCTTGCGCTGCTTGCTGCTGCTGACGGCGGACCATCGCCACCTCGTCAGACGAGCGCACGACCTGCGCCGGCATGCCCATCACCTCAATCAGATAGCTGACCATCTTGTCTGGATCGAAATACTCAAGCACAGGGATGATCTGCGAGAGCTGTGTCATCACCTCGACGCCGCGCAGTGTGTTTTGCAGCTCGGACATCTTCTGTGCTTTTGCCAGTGGGCTGACATACTCGATATCGATGTCCTGGCCTTGCATCTCCTCGGGCGGTGTTGAGAAAGCGCCCTGACGGAGGAGCAGGGCAAACGATCGGTCAATCAGCGGCTGTAGCAGCTCGGACTGCAATCTGCCCAAAACAGGCCCGAGCAGCCTCATTTTTTCTTCGTTCCGCTGTAACACCTCGGTCGCGGTCATGTTCGCGCCTTGCCCGAGGAGAAGCTGATCCACATAGAATGCCTGGCGGATTGCAGCGCGGCGCTGTTCTTCCATATTCAGCCCCAGCGAGTTATTTGCGCCGATCTGGAGCGTTTCCATCCTGTCGCGTGTGCCGCTGCGATAGAAATTCAGACTGCCTGGCGTGGTCCTGATTGGTAGCAGGAAGCCATCATCAGGCACCATGAGCGGGGGATCGAGCTGCTTTTGCGCAGACCTGATCGTTATCTCACTCATTTTATTCAACATTTTCACATCACTGAGGCATGTCATTCCGGGACTTCGCCCGTAACTTGAGATACTGTCCTTTAAAAACCTGGGTACCATCATCGGCATTTCATCAAAGCCGCTTTCAGACAGCACCATCTTGGTATCAGCGCAGTAGTAGATAGATGCGATCGGTTTGTTGATCTTGGAGAACAGATCGGATTTCACGCCGTCTTTCGGAAAGACGACATGCACCAGTGGATGCTCGTCATATGGCTCTGTCTCGAGCGACTTGGCGATCTTTGGCGGCAGGTTGTCCTGGCCGAACCTGGCGGCTATGGCGCGCGCCGTCAGTTCAAACTTGCGATAGACGGTATCGACACGGCCCTGGGCATCCTCGGAGATATACACCTCGGCGATGTGCCTCGTTGAAAAGCGCAGATCGTCGCCTGATCCCTCGACAAACATTGCGCCGGTGCCGAACACCACCAAGTCAAAATACAGCTCATGGATTTCTTGCTGAAAGTTGGACCTGTTAAAGGCCATGTACATCTGGTGCTGCGCGTCCTCGAGCCATTCATTCGCGGCATCGTTTTCTTGCAGCATCGGATCGCGATAGCGCAGCGAGAACCATGGCAC